TTATTGTAGTGCTCTCGTCTACAGCTAACATAGCTTTGTGTGTTCTTAAAAATTTTTGTGCAGCATCTACACCTTTTTGTGTAGACAATGCTTCAACATTCATAATAAATATATGAAGGTCATCATCAACTTTTAACAAACTTTCAAATTGTTTTTTAAATTTTTTTGTATGATTAGCTTGCCACATCACCATTTTATATTTTACATGATCAGGTATATGCGTAGGTATTTCTTCAGAGAACCAATTTTTATAAACACCTTTTGGTGCTATAATTAAAGCACCATCTATCTTTCCGTTGTCATATAAGATAGCTATGTTATCTATTAACACTTTAGATTTACCTGTACCCATTTCCATAAACAATGCAAAATTTTTTTCAAATGCACTTCTTTCAAGCGCAATTGATTGATGCTGAAACGGTTTAGTTTTAAATTTATATTTAAACATTTTTACTTTCTTATATTGACATATAATTTATGATGTATTATATGTCAAGTAGAAATGACAGAAAGTATAGCAAAAATATTAAACGATAAATTTAATAACAAATCTATTGTTTATGTAATTCAAGCGGTACCTGGTACGCGTGATGGTGCACCAAAAATAAATATTGTTGGAGCACAAGAGTTTGGCGAAATTAAGGTATTGTTAGATGAGGACAAACAAATAATGTTTAGTCCTGCACCTATGGTTAGAAAAATGAAAAGGATGTTAAAAGACTTTTCAGATAATGATTACTTGTTATTAACAGGTGATCCTGCTATGATTGGTGTTGCATGTTCTGTTGTTTCCGAAGTAAACAATGGTAAATATAAACTTTTGAAGTGGGACAGGCAAGAAAGACAATACTATCCTATTTCAATTAACATACATGAAAGAGGTAATACTGATGAGTAAAGAAAGTAATATGGAAAAACTTTGGGAACAAGACCAAGGTAGCACTCTGCAAGAAGGCGGTGGCGATCTAGCAGAGTTAAATAAGAAAGTAAAAAAGTTAGAAGGATATCAAGATCAACTGGAAAAACTTGAAGAAGAAGTTGATACAGTAAAAGCAAATATAAAGAAGATTTCTTACGAAGAGATACCAGACCTTCTGGCTGAAAAGGGTATTGAAAAACTTACACTACATGATGGAACCGTAGTGGAAGTTAAAAAAGTAATTAACGCATATCTACCAAAAGCGGATAGAGATCCCGAAGGTAGAGAAAAAGCGTTTAAATGGCTTCGAGACAACGGCCATGGTGATATTATTCAAAATAACATCATAGTTTCCTTTGGTCGTGGCGAAGATAACAAGGCGGTGGAATACGCTAGCCTTGCACAGCAAAAAGGTTATTTACCTACTCAAAAGGTAGATGTACATAACCGAGTCCTTGTTGCTGCACTAAGGGAGCGTCTTGAAAAAGGACTAGAGATGCCTTCCGAACTATTTAACATGTTTGTAGGAAACCAAACCAAAATAAAGAGGAGTAAATAACAATGAGTCAAGAAGCAATGACCGATGCTAGTGGAAAGAAACTAGAGAAGAAAGAAGCAAATCTGCCAAGTGAACTTACTGCAATGTTTGAAGCAGATGCAGGAATGGGCATGGAGAATGTTGGATCAGAAGATGTCAAGATTCCGTTTTTAAGAATCTTACAAGATCTATCTCCGCAGGTAAAGGAGGGCAGAGGTGAATACATACAAGGTGCAAAACCTGGTATGATTATTAACTCTGTATCTAAAAAACTTTACGATGGCAGAAAAGGTATCAATGTTCTACGATGCTATTACAAAAGAGAGTTCGTAGAGTGGCAAGATAGAGGTAAGGGTGATAGTGCACCTGTTGCTACATATCCTGCTAACAGCGATATCATAACAAAAACAACTAGAGATCAGTTAGGAAAAGATAGATTACCTAGTGGTAATTATCTATCTAATACTGCTAATCACTATGTGTTGATGTTAGATGGTAATATGGTTACTGAAAGTGCCTTGATAGCGATGTCATTTTCACAGCTTGTAAAAAGTAGAGAGTGGAATACCATGATCACAAGTAACAAGCATATGAAAAAAGATGGCAGTATCATAAAGCCGCCTGCTTTTAGCCATGTTTACAATTTAAAAACTGTCTTACAATCAAATAGTAAGGGTGAGTTTTATAATTGGAACATCACAAAAGTTGGGCCATTGACGGATCCAAATGCTTACAAAACTGCAAAAGAGTTCTCAGAGGGTGTCTCTAAGGGCGCAGTAAGTGCTAAGTATGATGAGGATAAAGTCAATGAATCATCATCTGATTCACCATATTAAACAAATCCTAGGTAGTGGGCGATAAAGCGAGAGTGGAATCGCCCACTTTGCACATGTATGGTAGAAAAATTTATAGAGATATTTCAAGGTCTACGTCTAGGTTATGGTTTAACAAAACGAGGAAATGTATCAGAACAAGGTAAGGTAGAGTCAAGTCATCGTTGGGTTGAAAAAGAATTAACCAAAGAAATTGTACAAGGTCATCTAGATGGGACAGGTGACAATTTAGGTATCGTACCAATCAACGAAGATAATAAATGTAAATGGGGTGCGATTGATATAGACGAATACACTTTTAATCACAAAGAATTTACACAAAAAATGAGAGACTTAAAAATACCTTTCATTGTTTGTAGATCAACAAGCGGTGGTGCACACCTATATTTATTTACAAAAGATTTTGTAGAGGCAAAAGACATGAGACAAACTCTATTAACTCTTACGGCATCACTTGGACTTGTAACTAGAAAAGATAAAATATTTCCACAGCAAACTAAAATAAACGTAGAGACAAACGATAGAGGTAACTTCTGTAGTTTGCCATATTACAAACATAAAACAGGCACAAAATACGCCATAAATGATGATGGTTCCGCTGCTAGTTTAGAATCATTCTATTCTATGTATGATAAATATTCTGTAGATCCAACGAAATTATCTGAAATAAAAGTTGAATTAAACGAAAAAGCTAAAGCCGTATCAAATGGCCCACCTTGTTTAGAGGTTCTTTGCTCACAAGGATTTCCTAAAGGCACAAGAAATAATGGACTATATAATATTGGAGTTTACTTAAAAAAATCTTTACCCGATGAATGGGAAACTTTAATAGAAGATTACAATAGAAAATATTTAAATCCACCACTTAGTAATGCAGAGGTAGAAAATGTAAAAAAATCTTTGCGTAAAAAAGATTACAATTATAGTTGTAATGAACAACCAATAAATTCTTTTTGTAACAGAGAATTATGTAGAACTAGAAAACATGGTATAGGTCTTGGCAATACAGCTTTACCCGAAATTAGTAACTTAACTAAAATAAATCATAAACCACAACCACAATGGTTTGTTAACGTAGACGGAGAAAGATTAGAATTAGAAACAGACGATTTACAAATACAAGCTAGATTTAAAAAAGCATGTATGGAACAATTAAACACAATCATACCAAGAGTTGCAGATAGACAATGGGATACTTTACTTAGAGTTTTATTTTCAGCAATACAGATTATTGAGCCACCAGAAAGTTTATTAATTAAAAATCAGTTAGAAGATTTGATAGAAGACTTTGCAGTAAGACGAGCACAAGGTAGACAGAAGAGTGATATATTAAGAGGTGTTCCTTACACAGCAGATGGCGAAACAATGTTTAGATGGAAAGATCTAAAAAAGTTTTTAGAAAGACAGAAGTGGTCATTTGATATTAGAAAAACTGGTGCAATGATAGAAGATATATTTAATACAACAGAAAAAACATTAAACATAGATGGTAAGAGAGTTCGTGTTTGGGTTATGAAAGCGATGGAAAAACAAAATACATCTTTTGAAAAACCAAAGTATAAAGAAGAGGATGCGTTTTGATTACAATTATACTTGGCCCACCTGGAACTGGTAAGACAGAAAAACTTTTATCTTTGGTTGAAGAATACTTATCTAAGAAAATACACCCAAGTCGTATAGGTTATTTCGCATTTACAAAAAAAGCTGCTAATGAAGCCTTATCAAGAGCCATGCATAAATTTAATTTGTCAGAAGATGATCTACCATATTTTAGAACACTACACTCACTTGCATTCAGAAGACTATCTATAAATAAAAATCAAGTTATGAAAAGATTTCACTATCAAGACCTTGGAAAAAAGCTAGGTTTTTCAGTGGCTTACGCATCATATCAAGATGACTTTGGTGGTTACTTCTCATCTGATAGTGATTATCTAAATTTAATATCTCTTGCTAGAGTTAGAGGTATACCTGTCGAAGAGCAGTTTGATTTAAATGAACATGAGGCAGATATAGAAAGAGATAAACTTATAATCATAGCCAATGAACTTGAAAGATATAAAAAAGAAATAGGCTTGATTGATTACACAGATATGATTTTAAAATTTACACAAAAAGATGTAGCACCAAAACTAGATGTAATGTTCATTGATGAAGCACAGGATCTTAGTTTACTACAATGGAAAATGGTAAAACAAATGTGGCAGAAATGCGACCAAGTATTTGTTGCAGGTGATGATGATCAAGCAATATTTAGATGGGCAGGAGCAGATGTTGATTCGTTTATAGCTTTAGAAGGTAAAACAATAGTATTAGATCAATCTTATCGTGTGCCATCGGGAGATATACATAACTTGTCAATTAATCTAGCAAACAGAATATCAAATAGAAGAGATAAAATATGGCAACCTAAAACATCAGAAGGCATTTTAAGATACCACGGAGATATACATCAAGTTGATATGTCATCTGGCGAGTGGTTGGTACTAGCTAGAACCAAATATTTATTAGAAGATACTAAAGATTTTTGCGAGGAACGTGGTTGGTATTATAATTTTAAAAATGAAAAATCAATAAATGAAGATACCTTTAAAGCTATTACAGATTGGGAACATTGGCGTAAAGGTCAAGAACTAAATTATGATGCTGTAAAAAATATTTATGGACACATGAGTTCTAGAAAAATTAATCAAGCACATAAGTTAGGTAAAACATTATTAAAAGATCAAACTTATATCATAGAAGATTGTATGAAAGATTATGGATTAAACACAAACGATGTTTGGTACGAGTCACTAGATGAGATTGATTTTCGTACAAAAGAGTATATAAGAGCAATGAGAAGAAATGGAGAATTATTGAAACAAGAACCTAGAATAAAATTATCAACCATACATGGTATGAAGGGAGGTGAATGTGATAACGTTGTATTGTTGAGTGATCTTACAGAAAATACGATGCGTAACTTTGAAAAAACTCCAGACGATGAAAACAGATTATTTTACGTTGGAGCAACAAGAACTAAAAAACAATTACATATTGTAGAACCTAAATCATTTGACATGAGTTATCCGCTATGACACATAAAGATATGTTTAAATCAACTACTTACGATTCATTAGATAAACAGGTCGATGGCAATCATTATAAAAGTATGAAAATACAACCTGCTGAGTTTATAAACGAAAATAAACTTTTGTTCGCAGAAGGAAACGCTATAAAATATATTTGTAGACATCGGTCTAAAGGAAAAGAAAAGGATATTAAAAAAGCTATTCATTATCTTGAAATGATTTTAGAGAGAGACTATTCGTGAGAGGATTACAACAACCATTGTTTGCACCACAAACTGAGTGGGTACCACCATTAGAGTTTAAAGATTTAAGTAACTATGATGAGATAGCCATTGACTTAGAAACCTGCGATCCAAATATCAAGACGCGTGGTTCGGGGTCAGTGGTTGGTGATGGTAAAGTTGTAGGTGTAGCAGTAGCAACAACTGATTGGTGTGCATACTTTCCTTTTGATCATTTGGGTGGTGGTAACTTAGATAAGGGTAGAGTTCTATCTTGGTTTAAAGATGTTTTAAAAACACCTGCTACTAAAATATTTCATAACGCCATGTATGATGTGTGTTGGATAAGAGCCATGGGTTTACAGATAAATGGTGAGATCGTAGACACGATGATAGCTGCTAGTCTGATTGATGAGAATAGATACACGTATAATTTAAATGCAATTGCATATGAATTTTTAAAAGAAAGAAAAAGTGAAACAGAATTAAACAACGCTGCAAAAGAATGGAGTCTAGATCCAAAAGCAGAGATGTGGAAACTACCTGCAATGTATGTTGGTAAGTATGCAGAGAAAGATGCAGAGTTAACTTTTAAACTTTGGAATAGATTTAAACATGAGATCAGAGAACAAGATTTACAAAATGTATTTGATTTAGAAAAAAATGTTTTTCCTTGTCTTGTGGATATGAAGTTCAAAGGAGTTCGCGTAGACGTTGAAAAAGCGAATCAAACAAAGAATCAATTAGCAACAAAAGAGAAACAAATTTTATTAAATCTTAAAAAAGAAACAGGTATTGATGTAGAGATATGGGCAGCAGCTTCTATTGCAAAAGTATTTGATAAATTAAAATTACCTTATGACAGAACAGAAAAATCAAAAGCACCATCATTCACTAAAAATTTTTTACAGAATCATTCTAATCCTTTAGTCAAACAGATAGCGCAGGCTAGAGAAATAAACAAAGCACATACAACTTTCATAGATACTATTTTAAAACATGAACACAAAGGTAGAATACACGCTGATATTAATCAACTTAGATCAGATCAAGGAGGAACGGTTACGGGTAGGTTTAGTTATTCTAATCCTAACCTACAACAGATCCCTGCTAGAAATAAAGATCTTGGGCCACTGATTCGATCATTGTTTATACCTGAAGATGGATGTAAGTGGGGTTGTTTTGACTACTCGCAACAAGAGCCGAGGTTAGTGGTTCATTATGCATCATTACAAAGATTATTAGGAGTTGAAGATGTGCTAGAGGCATACAAAGATGGTGATGCAGATTTCCATACTATTGTTGCCGAAATGGCAGAGATACCTAGAACACAGGCTAAGACTATAAATCTTGGTCTGTTCTATGGTATGGGTAAAAATAAACTTCAAGCAGAATTAGGTGTAAGTAAAACTAGAGCAGAAGAATTATTTCAACAATATCATGGTAAAGTTCCTTTTGTAAGAGAACTTATGGATTCTGTATCCAGAAGAGCGCAGGATTCTGGTAAGATAAGAACTCTTTTAGGTAGACGTTGTCGTTTTCATTTATGGGAACCAAATCATTTTGGCTTACATAAACCTCTACCGCATGATGAGGCACAAAGAGAATATGGGCCAGGTATAAAAAGAGCCATGACATACAAAGCATTAAACAGATTAATTCAAGGTTCAGCAGCAGACATGACTAAAAAGTCTATGGTTGATTTATATAACGAGGGCATAGTTCCACATATACAAATACATGATGAACTAGATGTTTCAGTAGAGTCTGATGAGCAGGCTAAAAAGGTAATTGAAATTATGGAGAATGCTGTTAATCTAGAAGTACCCAACAAAGTTGATTATGAACACGGGAAGACTTGGGGGGATATATATGATAAGGAATAAATATGGCTTACTTGAATGCAAATATACCACCAACTTATGCTCAAATAAAAAGAGAATATCTTTATGATCTTAAAAAACATCATGGAGAAGTTGAAGATTGTATCATCTTTGGTTTATCGGCAATCACTGGCCGTAGCATACTATGGCATGCTATTATGGAAAACGGTGCAATATTTTATCGCTTACCAATTAGCGCGTTTATTCAAAAGGGATTTGAGCCATCCAGAGTGCCCACAAGAAGACTTGATGAACTACAGCTTTGGAATTGTTTTTCTTATTATCCTTCTGTTCATTCTTGGGATATTTTAGACGGTCAAGCAGGTAAATATATAGGTAAAGATAAAAAATGGCACCCAGGTAAATACTTATTTACGGTTGACTTTGCACACCCCGAAAGTAATATATTAGATACAGATCATTCTGAGATACCGCACGAACATAAGTGCGCACACATAATTGCCTTAGATGATGGCAATTTTGCAGCACAACCA